TATAAGCGAGATGGCAAGAATTAAAATAATTGTTTTCTTGTGTGTCGGGGCAAGCCTAAACATTTTTCGCCACCTCCTATTTGTTTTCTTTTTTTGATTCTTTGGAATCTTTTTTCTTTTCAGCCATATTCTCGACTTTGCCAAGAATATATCCCTTGTCAAAATCTGACATCTTAGGGATTGCTTCATTCAACTTCTTTACGATATCCTTTTCTCTCTCGCTCATTTATTCACTTCCTTTCAAAAATTTGTTTACAAAATACAACTGCCCTTTTCCAGTAACCTTTGTTGTCTTTGTAATCCTCACCGATCCATCGGGGTTCTGCCCGCATTTTTGGTTTTACTCATTTTTGAGTAAAAGTCCAAACCATCTGAAAATCCGTACTCGCACATTCTGGAAAACCAGTAATTAAACCTTGTCTTGATATTCAATTCCTCGTGCAAATCCCTTGCCGATACAGTTTAATTGTCAAAGTTTACTTTCAGCACTTCGTTCATCGTTTTCACCTCTTTTTTGAAGAAATTTATTTACGAAATACTGCTGACCCTTTCCGCTGACTTTAGTAGTAAGAGCCGTTCTGACATTTCCGTTCGGCATGTTTATTGCCGTTTCTTTGACTTCAAACAGTCCTTGTTCTACATACCTTTGCATAGGTCTGTTTCTTGAAGAACCGCTTTTAATCAAATACCCATTATTTCTTAGCCAATCAAATAAACGATTTTGTCCTATGCGGTATCCGTTTTGACTTATAAGTTTAGCAAGGTCTCCAATTAATATTGCGTCCTTACTAGCACTTACAGCATCAGCAAATATCTCTTTCGGCTTCATTCGTTCTATCTGCTTGTCTCTTTCGGCAATCATTTTCTGAGCTTCGATAACCGCAAGTGCAATCAAATCATTTCCCTGTGGAAGTTGAGTTTTAATTGTATCTTCCATTTCGTGAAACCTGTTTATGTACTTTGCTGTAAACTCTGTACCTTTTACCCCAGTCAGTTTGTGTGCTATAAACTCGCAACCTTTCTTTGTGACAAGATAACAAGGCTTCTGTCTGTTAGACTTGTCTGTGTACTGACTCTCTGTGAAAAAGTCGGTGTGTCCAACTTTGGACGCATTTAACTGAGTTATGTAAACTCTTATATCCCTTAACAATTTGTTATGCTCTTTCCCTACCATTTCAGCCACTTCTCTGCTGTCGAGATATTTTTGTCCTAAACTATCCATATGTTTATCACCTCTTTTCCGTTCAGTAACTTATAAAGTTACTTCTTTAGCAAAAAAAATATCCATTGGTTGATCGATCTTCAAATTGTCGATCATAATTTGGATTTCATCGCTGCCAAATACGCCTTTTTGCATTCTCATGTAGAACGTCTTTGGAGTGACTCCGATCATCTTTGCTACGTCAGATTGTGTCTTGCCGTTTTCGGCAATTACACCACGCAGTTTCGCAACATCTATCATCGTTACTACCTCCTTTTTTCTGTTATGGTAACTTGCTAAGTTACTATCATTATACATCATTTTCGTAACTTGTCAAGTTGTTTTTTTCTTGACTTGTAACTTTTTTGTGCTATAATTAAGTCATACATAAAGAGAGGAGGTTCGTACAAATGACAGTCGGTGATAGAATAAAGGAACAAAGAGAGTTATCAAGAATGTCGCAAGTTGAACTTGCCGAAAAAATTCACGTTTCAAAGCAAACGCTATATAAGTATGAGAACAACATAGTCACAAATATACCTAGTGACAAAATACAGTCAATTGCAACTGTGCTTGAGATTTCGCCTGCATACTTAATGGGATGGAAAGAATCGAAAAGTGTTGATAACCTTTTGGAAAACATAGGTGGATTCTTAGCAGAGATTTCAAAAGACGAAAAATTTATAGTTAATGTAGAAAAATTGTGGCAGTTGTCAGAAACAGATAAAGAACACATTTTTCTAATAGTAAATGACTTGTATGAAAAGAAAAGAAAGGAATGATTGTTATGAAGAAAGTAATGTTAAGTTTAGTTTTAGCACTGTCACTTGTTGTGACACCAGTAAGTTTCAACCCAAGCACGGCACATGCAAGCAAAAAGATTGACGCATTAAAAGGGAAATCATATAAGAAAAAATGCAAGCGAATGTACCATGATAAATTGTTTTTCGGCAAGAAAAAGCTGAAAGGAAAATATGTAAAGGTTAAATGTTACTTGTCGGAAAGTAGATATTTTCAAAGTTATTATGATGTCCCGTCATATCTTAAAAAATACAAAGTAAAGAGAAGTCTTTTTTATGCAAAACCGGAACGAAAAGGCAAAAAATCATATGTAAGCGGAGGGAACATAGAAATCTATTTTAGCAAAAGGACAAAATCAAAGTACAGCAAATTAAAATCCGGGGATTATGTGATGGTATATGGGCAGATAGTAGAATATTCCACATTAAGTTGGGATGGATACAACGGAGTAGCCATAATACCTAAATATATACAAAAAACAAAAAGGTAACGAATATGTTTCTGACAACAAAAAAATCGGGCTAACATGCTTATTGTGTCAGCCCTTTTCATTTACACTATTTTTTCAACAAATCCCTTGATTATCAAGAGAATCTTTCTGCTTTTACACTTGCGAATCAAACCGATAATCTCAGCCTTTATTTCTTTTTCTCCCATGAAATACCTCCCTGCAAGTCCACTGGTAGCGTTGCACCCATTATAGAACATTTGTTCGATAGTGTCAATAGGGACAGAGCCAACGCCAATTAAACCCTGTCCCCACCGAAACTTGATTGCCTTTCGGCATAATCATTATCTCACAATTTTGGTCTTGCAAACTGTCAAGGAATCATCATTTTCCGACATCATTCAACGCTTTTTCAACATCTTTCCTGTATTTTACAGGGACATCATCAATTGTAATTCTTTCTAACTGTATCTGATATATGTAAAATGTAATAATTGCTTTGCTTGTCATTATAACTCACCCCCATCTGCTGATAACATATCCAACATGAGACTTTCCATTGCTTCTAGTCGTTCTTCCAGTGTCGGTTTGTCAGTGTTATCTATATAGCCTATTTCCTCATCAATTTCCTTTTGTTTTTCTTCGTCCAGTATAAGCATTTTTGTATTCTCATTGTACTTATACGCCATCAATCGTTCTAATGGATATACATTTGGTATATCATTGACCTCTACAAGGTTTCCATCCCCTAACTTATAATATCCGTTATCATCAATTGCTATAGTATACATATTAGTCTCCTTTCTAAAATTCGCCCTCAATCACATACAATACTCTACCGCCAAAAGATGGATTTCCGCTCGTGATTGTATCGGAGTGTACGTTGACCGTTACAGTTGTTCCGCTTGTAGATGGTGAGCTACAAGTGGTGAGGCTGTAATTTGATTCAAGATGTATTATTCTTACAGACTTTCCACTTTTGTCATTTGGTATTGTAAATCTTGCAGTTCCGATTCTTCCGCCATCTCCTGCACTTGTCCCCATTGTACCATTATATGTTGTCGACCGAATCCTTGCAGGGATGTAACCAAGTGCGTCTGTTACCGAGCTCTTACTTATTCCAGTTATGAATCCTGAATCATTGGTAAAAGAGCTAAGAGCAGTGGGTCTACCACCGATTTCACTCCAAGAGTAACTTGGTTTACTGGAAGCCTTTGCCCATGCGTATACATCAGATGCAGGAAGAGATGTCGGAATATCACTGGTAAGAGCAATTGTACCTTCAGTTGGACGCAAGTATACATGAATGCTTTCGTTTTTATTGGCATTATAATTCGCATCTGGAACATAGTTAAATATTAAGTGTTCCACTCCACCTAAATTACCCATTGTCCATGAACCATTCTTTGTAGGCATACATGCTACACAACCATAGCTGTCATCTCCCGGATACATAGAATACACAACAGCCCTATCTCTATCGCCTATCCATGAACCATTCGTATTTTTAACAATTCTCCCTGTAATTGTACCACCGCTCAACGGCAGATAGTTAGTGGAATCATATGCCCTAGAGCCAAGACCGAGCCATGATTTCAGAGCGTCTTTGGATATATCCTTGATTTTAGCAGATAGATTACCGCCATCGCCACTTGTATATCCTGCAATATACTTAATATCATCACCAGTAATACCAGCACCACTAAATCCAATTTGTATATGTTTTGCTGTATCGCCATAATCCGTTACCGATGTAGCGATGTCGGCTGTACCATGCAATGGTAAATAATTAGCAAACTTATCATTTAGCACTCTACCTTGGTTTGCACTTAAACTAGCATCGGTTCTCGTGCTGTCCAAACTGTCTACCACGTCACGCCATGTGTTGGTGTTTGTATCACTGTCGGTAAGATTGATAACAGTATCGCCTGTCTGATTCATTGTAAATGTGCCTTTAGTCGTACCATTTTGGTTGACCGTAACCTTGCCGTTGCCTATGGTCGGCTTATTAGACAAATCTGTATAACTACCGCTAGTCGCTACAGTAGCAAGTTTGGTCTTGATATAATTCCACAATTTGCTTACAGGTCTACGAAAATAGCCAGTGTTACTTGTTCCACCGTCTACATTCTGTGATACGTAGTAATCATTATCAACAGGATCATCCGTACCTACAGGTAGGGCATTTATCATTGCATCCAAGTCATATGTTGTGTTATCATCAGTGACTTCCGTTGTACTTCCGTCACTGCCAACAAGCTGTATCTTGCTTCCTGTTTTCTTGAGACTATAGGTTGTGTTTGTGTCCGTATCAGGTACTTCAAATGATGATGACGTTCCATCTCCTTTTGTAACTGTAACAGTATGATTTTTAATCCCTACACCCTTGATATATGTTGATGTAATCTTTTGATTGGCAGAATCATTGCTTGCTTTCGTTGCACTATCAGCACTTCCTGCACTCGTAGCATAACTAACCCTCTTTTCGCTATCTGCTGTATTGTCAACATTTCCAAGTCCTATATTTTCTTTTGTGATATTTACATTTCCTCGTCTATATGCTGTTTCTGCACTTCCCTTTACTCCTGTAACCGGGCTTCCTGCTAATACGTCCCACTTCCCATCAGAATTTTTATATACATTCGACCCCAAA